GATTTACAGAAAAAACATTGGTTAAATTTACCGATAAACAACTTTCAGGTTTACATGAAAGAATAGTAAGTGAACAAGTTACACCTATGCCACCAAAACAACCAGCATTAAAAATCGGTCCTAAAGGTGGTGAATTACCTCCAAATCCAAAAGGATATACGATTAGTCAAAATCCCACAGATAAGACAATAATTGCAGTTGCAAAGGAATCTGAAATGAAAGAAGAAAAACCATCTGCAGGACTTTCTAAAGAAAAGAAAAGTGAAATCGTAAAGAAAGCAAAAAAGGGTGGTGATATAGGTAAGAAAGGTAAAGGTTTTGAAAAAATAGTAAAAAAGGCAAAAGAAGGTGGGGCTAAAGACCCTGAAGCGGTTGCAGCAGCTGCAATGTGGAAAAATGTAAAAAGAGAATCCGTTGAAATTAAAAATTGGGTAAATGCTCTTGCTGAAGAAAAATTTCATAGTTTTACATCTAAAAATGAAATCATGGAAATGATTCAATTTAAATTAGACGAACAAGAAGTTGGTCCTAATGTTAAAAAGGGTCATAACAATATTCCTGAATTCATGTCATATGATGCAATAACTAAATCAGAAACAATGGAACAAGCACCAACAATTAAACCAGCAAAACCAACAACGAAACCAGGTACAAAACCAAAACCAAAAACTCCTTATCAGCCGGGTCCTGGAACAAATCCTAAACCAAAAGCGTTAAAAGAGAAGGAAAATGCAAATATCTAAGAAAAATTTGTTATCTTTACTCAAACAAAACTTGAGTGAAATGGCAATGGATTTTGATACAGAGGATAGACCTGAACAAGGAGTACAAGATAAACTATCCCAAGGAGATACTCCTTTAAAAAAAGTTCCTCTACCTGCAACAGGAGAAGAACCAAATAAAAACTTTCAAGAATTATTGGCGTCTGAAAGATATAGACAAGTAATTCAAAGAGTTAAAGAATACACAGGTGTAGAAGCACCTCTTCGTGGTGAACAAAATATAATGCCGTTAGCACAAATGATGATGATGGCACATAATCAAATTGTTTCAACCGAATCACAACATAAAGAACAATTAGAACAATTGGCAGTTGAATTAGTAATGAAAGAAATGGGTATTCCTGAAGGTTCATTACAATTTGATGCTAAAATTGTTGGTGTAGGACAAATTGAAACTGGCGATTTCAACAGAGAAATGGAACAACAACCAAATATCGACCCTGTTGATATTGAAACAGATTTACTTGATGACTTAGAACAACTTAATTTAGAAAAAGCTAAAAGAAGATTGATTAATAATATGATACAAGGTGCATCCAAAAAAGGTCACTATATGTATCATTTAGTTTCTGATAAAATTAGAGAAATCACCGGTTCTGAAAATTTAGTTAATCAATACGGAGTTCTAATGTCAATTAACGATACGTTATATTGGCAATTGAGTGATGAAATGATGAAAATGATGATGGGAGGTGGTGGAGAATCTGTTGGTGGAAAAGAAGAAGTGAATAGAGATACTGACCCACCAACAATTGTTGCAAGAGGTGTAAACTTCCCAATATTAGTTCATGAACTAATTAAAGGTATCATGGAATTGTTTGCAATCCAAGGTAGACCTGAAAATGAAGATGAATGGTCTGATGTTGAAAGTTCTGAAGATACTTTAGAAAAAGAAGTTTGGGATTTGAGATTAGGTCCAGCTATTTGGGATAGAATCAGAAGTCAATTCCCTGAAGAGATTTTAATTGATGAAAATAAAGTAGAATTACAAAACTATCTACTTGTAGAAATATTCAAATTACCGGCTAAGAAATTCTTAGTATTGATGAAAGAGGTAATTGGGGGTACGGAAAGAGGTAAAAGATTACTGAATGAACTATTAGAAGGTATTAATCAAATGTTTAAAGACCAAGACTACGAAGAAGCAACTTCTATGTTCAGAGATGATTTAGACGATGCAACTGAGGAGACCGATGAAAATGATTTAACATCATTTTTAAGTTCTTTAGGTATTGAAGGAACGGTAGATTTAGATGATGATGAGGGTGATGAAGAAGATGATGGAGGAGTTCCAGTTAGAAGATAATAAGAAGGTGGTCTAAAAAACCACCTTTTTTTGTATTTATATATATGAACAATAGAATTGAACAACTTAAGGAGTATGCAAAAATAATGAAAGATACTCCTTACGCATTAAGAACGTATCTTCAAACGTATGACAATACACAGAAGAAATATGTTCCTATGGATTTATTCCCTGACCAATTACAATTGATTCAGGATTATGAGGATTACAACGAAAATATCACAAAAAAATATCGTCAGGCGGGTGTTACAACTGTGACCGCCGCTTGGTTGTCTAAAAAATTACAATTAGCAAAACCTGAAAATCCCGAAAGAGTACTAATCATTGCCAACAAACGTGATACCGCAATTGAAATGGCGAATAAGATTAGAAACTTTTTAGACCAATGGCCTGAATGGATGAACGTAGGTTTCTCACCCGATAAAAACTCTGAAAGTAGATTTAGATTAAACAACGGTTGTGAGGTTAAAGCGGTTGCAACATCTGCGGATGCGTTACGTGGTTACACACCAACAGTACTTGTATTTGATGAGGCCGCATACATTGAAGCAGGGGAAGATTTTTGGGCGGCATCTATGGCCTCTCTTTCTACGGGTGGTAAAATTATACTTGTATCAACACCAAACGGTTACGACCCAATTTACTATGGTGTTTATGACCAAGCTTTACGTGGTATAAATGACTTCCATATAACTGATTTAAGATGGTTTAAAGACCCTCGTTATACCAAAGACTTGGTGTGGGTTAAATGTCAAGACATATGTCATTATATGTTGAATAGAGAACAATATAATGATGATGAAGTAGTTCTTCGTGATTTCGATATTGAAAAGTATCAAGAATTGGAAGAACAAGGTTATAAGCCATACTCATCTTGGTTTGAATCAATGTCTAAGAAATTTAAATACGATAGACGTAAAATTGCACAGGAGTTGGAATGTGACTTCTTAGGTTCGGGAGACGGTGTAATACCGGGAGATGTTCAAGAAAACATTTCAAAAAATATGATTCGTGTACCTAAAGAAAAGTACATGCAGGCAACATTTTGGCAGTGGAAGGAACCGGTTCAGGGACATCGTTATATTATGGGTGTTGACGTTAGTAGGGGTGATAGTGAAGACTTTTCAGCCATTAACATCGTTGATTTTGATGAAAGAGAACAGGTTGCGGAATACATTGGTAAAATACCTCCAGATGATTTAGCCGCAATAGCATATAAGTGGGGGGTTTTATATGATGCATTTATTGTGATTGATATTACAGGTGGTATGGGTATTGCAACATCAAGAAAGTTACAAGAATTAAATTATAAAAACTTATTTGTTGACGGTATTAATACCCAAAACATATGGGAATACAATAAAAAGGCAATGGAAAAAATTCCAGGTCTTAACTTCAACAATAAAAGAACACAAATTGTTGCAGCATTTGAGGAACAACTAAGAAAAGGATTTCAAGTTAGGTCAAGTAGATTATTAAACGAATTAAACACATTTGTTTATATGAATGGTAGACCTGACCACATGAAAGGTGCACATGATGATGCCATTATGAGTTTATCAATGGCATTATATGCTGGTGACATATGTTTCAATCAGTTACAAAGAAATGATTCTAAAAACAAAGCAATGATTGAATCATGGGTGATGTCAGAAAGAACATATGAATCAAATAAGACTTTTTATTCATATGGAACTTCATTAGACCCAATTGGTTCGATGCAAGTTGACCCATCAATATATCATAGAGATAACCCAATGCAGGTACCAAAATCCATGTATCAAGAACATTCTTGGTTATTTGGTAAGAAAAGAAATAACATTCCTTAATTAAATAAAAAGGTTTATATTATAATGAAAACTATTTATATACATGGCAGATAATAATCTTACCGTCTTTCAGAAATTAACAAGGGTATTCGGGTTTCCTAATAGAACAAGACCTGAAGAAGCACCATCATTTAATTTCTCTAAAGATGAAATATTAAAAACAGATAGTAGAGAAGAATACGAAAAGGCAATGTTGCAAGCGCAACAGTCTTCGTATATTGCGGATAAGTGGACAAAATTAGACCAATCTCTATACAATCAATCGGTTTATTACGAACCAAATAGATTAGCGGCATACTATGATTACGAATCAATGGAGTTTACTCCTGAAATTTCAGCAGCATTAGATATCTATGCGGAAGAATCAACAACATTATCTGAAAAAGGTGAAATCTTAACTATTTTTTCAGAATCAGATAGAGTTAAAAAAATACTTCAAGATTTATTCATTGATAAATTAGACGTAAACACTAACTTACAAATGTGGGGTAGAGGTTTATGTAAGTACGGTGATAATTTCGTTTATTTAAAAATTGACCCCGAAAAAGGTATCATAGGATGTCAACAATTACCTAACATTGAAATAGAAAGAATTGAAGGTGCGGCAACAAGAACTCCGGGTAACAATCAGGACGTTAAAGTACCAAGTAGAGAATTGCGTTTTCAATGGAAAAACAAAGACATGGAATTCCAAGCTTGGGAGATTGCACATTTTAGATTGTTGGGTGACGATAGAAAATTACCTTACGGTACTTCAATGTTGGATAAAATTAGAAGAATTTGGAAACAATTATTACTTGCAGAAGATGCAATGTTAATTTATAGAACAACAAGAGCACCCGAAAGACGTGTATTCAAAGTATTCGTTGGAAATATGGACGATAAAGATATTGACCCATATGTACAACGTGTTGCAAATAAATTTAAAAGAGACCCTATTGCGGACCCACGTAATGGTCAGGTTGATATGAGATATAATCAGATGGCGGTTGACCAAGATTATTTCATACCTGTACGTGACCCATCACAAGCAAACCCAATTGAAACATTACCGGGTGCACAAAATTTAGGTGAAATTGCCGATATTGAATATATCCAAAAGAAATTATTAGCTGCACTTAGAATTCCTAAAGCTTTCTTAGGTTTTGAGGAGGTTGTTGGTGAAGGAAAAACATTAGCGTTAATGGATATTCGTTTTGCGAGAACTATTAATAGAATTCAAAAATCGTTAATCCAAGAATTAAATAAAATTGCTTTAGTTCATTTATACCTTTTAGGTTTAGAAGATGAATTAAATAATTTTACACTATCATTAACCAATCCGTCTGCACAATCTGATTTATTAAGAATTGAGACTTGGAAAGAAAAGATAACTCTTTATAAAGATGCAACGTCTGACCAATCACAATTAGGTATATTACCGGTGTCACACACATGGGCAAAAAAGAATATTCTTGGTATGAGTGATAGTGAAGTTGTTCTTGATTTACAACAACAACGTCTTGAGAGAGCAATGGGATTTGAATTAACAAATACACAGAATATAATTAAACGTTCAGGTGTATTTGATGATGTTGATGCTAAGTACGGTATACCTGAAGAAGAAAGACAAAAATTAGAAGCTTCTGGTGCATTGGGTGGTGAATCACCTGGTGGAGATATGGGTGGAGGAATGGATATGGGTGGAGGTTCGCCAGCGGCGGAACCGCCAGCAGGAGGTGAAGAAACGGGTGCATTAAGTGAATCAACAAAAAAATCAAAAATATTAGGTATGTTGGGTGAAGAAAAACTCGAATTTAGTGACTTATTCGATATGAAGAAAGCACAACAGAATATTTATGAAATAGAAACAAAAATAAAAGACATATTAAACGACTAACAATGAACAAATTCGGGGTGTTAAAAACAAAGATGTTGACAAAATTAACTGAATCTTATTCACAAGAAAATAAGAAAGAGGTTAAAGATATATTAAACACAATCAAAGAAAATAAAGACTTTAAAGAAATGTAT